AGAATAGTGAATTTATTCGATTGGTTAAATCAAATAACATATTATAAACAACCGTGGAATACATTTACGGATGAGGATAAAGCTGAGTTTAATACTTATATGATTCATCGTTTTGTAAGTATGAATTCTAATTATATTGATATTGTTAATTTAATTCAACAATACCCAGATTGTTCTAAAAAGAATGTTTATCAGTTTTATTGCAATTTATTACCTAAACAAAAATCATTCTTTAAATATATTAAATCAGGTATTAAAAATGATTTAGAAACAATCAAAGCTATAGCTGAGTATTATCAATGTAGTACTCGTGAAGCTAAAGAATATATAAACATAGTAGATGTAGACGTTATTAAAAATACTCTTAATTTGGGACAGCCGAATACAAATAAAAAAAGGAGAAAAAAATCATGAGTACATTTATTTTAGGCGTTTCAGTTACAATAGTGATTGGGATGCTTGTTTGGTTCACAATTGACACTATTAAACAGTTAAAAAGGATCAAGCAATTAGAAACAGAAAAAGATGCTCTATGGAGCGAAATTGAAAACCGTTGTGACTCAATTGAACGTACATTAGATCAAATGATTCGAGATGTGAACAATCGTGTGGATGAAAATTACAGCTACACTGATTCACGACTCGATAAAATGGCTAATTCAATTGAACGTGACTATGTTACGAAAAAAAACAGATTAGATAATACTATTGACTATCAAGGATAATTAACTAACTTTGGCTGTCCCAATTAAGTTACCTAAATTTATAATATATGGAATATACAAAAGATAAAATCACAAACCAGGTTATTGATGACTTGAAATCCAGAGCTGATCGTGGATATAAAAAATATAACACAACATTGAATGGTAATAATAAAGATGATTATATGAACCATTTATATGAAGAGTTATTAGACGCAGCTCAATATATTAAAAAAGAACAATCAATCATTCCTGATATACAACAATTAATATCTAGCCATAGTGATGATGCTGAGTTAGGTAAAACTATAAGACAGATATATGGCAAAAACTAAATTAACTGAAATTGAACTTAAAATAAAAACTACTCCAGTTAAAGAAGTAGATTATAGATATCAAAATACAGTTTCGTACTCCCAATATTCAATATGGCGTAAATGTCCTCATCAATGGTTTTTAGCTTATGCTAAAGGTTTAGCGCCATACACAGCTTCAATCCATACTATATTTGGAACTGCTATTCATGAAACAATGCAACATTATTTAAAAGTAATGTATGAACAAAGTGGAGCAGCTGCTGATAGAGAAGATATTGTAGGTATGTTCAATGAACGTTTCAAAACTATATATAAAGAAGAATTTGAAAAAACCAAACAACATTTCTCTAATCCAGATGAAATGAGAGAATTTTATGATGATGGAGTTAATGTACTTGAATGGTTTAAAAAACATCGTTCTCAATTTTTCACTACTCGTAATGTAGTATTATTAGGTATTGAAATGCCTTTGATGGTTGGTTTATCTAAAAATTTATTTTTAAAAGGTTATATTGACTTTGTTTTATATGATAAAGACTTAGATAAAGTTTATATCTATGATATTAAAACAAGTAGACAAGGATGGAGAGATAAGGATAAAAAAGATGATATTAAATTAGCTCAAATATTACTTTATAAAGAATATTTCGCTAAACAATATAGTATTGATGTTGATAAAATTGAGGTGGAGTTCTTTATATTGAAAAGAAAGATATGGGAAAATGATGAATTTGCTATACCTTATATTAGTCCATTCAAACCAGCTAGTGGAAAAATTAAACGTAAACAAGCTGTTGAGAAATTTAATATGTTTCTAACTGAATGTTTTGATAATGATGGTAAACATGTTATTAAAGACTATTCTAAAATAGTAGGTAAAGATTCTTGTACTTACTGTCCTTTCAACAATAATAAAGAACTGTGTGATAAACTTGTCGTTTCTTGATCTCCGTATATATTTATATATATAAATTATTAAATTATTATGGGAGACAACAAATTAACAAGTGTTAAAGTTAATGAGGAGCTATTTGAAGAATTTAAGGTTATGTGTGTGCGCACTAAATTCTCTCTTCAAAAACTAGTAGACAGAAGTATACATTTATACTTAACTGAAGACGAATTTAGAAAACAATTACACAGCCACACAAATTTATCTTTATCAGGTAGTCAAGCTTAAACAAAAAAAACAATTAAAAACGTTATGAAAGAAGGTTACATTGAGCAATCAAAGCGTAAGAAAATTTTACTGCTTAGTGATGACATACGCTTCACATCTGGTATAGCTACTATAGCTAGAGAGATGGTGGTAGGTACAGCTCATCAATTCAATTGGATTAATTTAGGAGGAGCAGTTAATCATCCAGAACAGGGTAAACGAATGGACATTAGTCATGATACTAATACACATGCTGGTATTAGTGATGCTAGTGTTTTTATTTATCCAATTAATGGTTATGGTGATGCTCAAATGATTAGACAATTAATTGATGTTGAGAAACCAGACGCGTTAATGTTCTTCACTGATCCAAGATATTGGGTATGGTTATTTCAGATTGAAAATGAAATAAGAAGAAAAATACCAATGATATATCTTAATATTTGGGATGATTTACCAGTACCAATGTATAATGAGTCATATTATGAATCATGTGATGGTTTAATGGCTATATCAAAACAAACATTTAATATCAATAAAATTGCTTTAGGTGATAAAGCAAAAAGTAAAATATTAGATTATATACCACATGGTATTAATCATACAATGTTTCACCCAATGGATAAAAAAGATCCAATATTAAATGAAGCTAAAAAAGCTATTTTTAAGAATAGAGAATATGAGTTTGTATTAATGTATAATTCTAGAAACATTAGACGTAAAATGACTAGTGATACATTAGCAGCATTTAAATTATTCTTAGATAAATTACCTAAAGAAAAAGCAGATAAATGTGCTATGTTATTACATACTCAACCTATTGATGAACATGGTACTGATTTATATGCTGTGAGAGATATGTTGTTCACTGAAGAACAATGTTCTCAAATTTATTTCTCAGATCAAAGATTAGCATCTAAAGATATGAATTTACTTTATAACTTATCAGATGCTGTTGTTTTACTTTCATCTAATGAAGGTTGGGGATTATCACTTACAGAAGCAATGATGTGTGGTAAACCAATTATAGCTACTGTAACAGGTGGTATGCAAGACCAAATGCGTTTTGAAGATGAAAATGGTAAATGGATTGATTTTGATGAAAATTTCTGTAGTAACCATTTCGGCACATATCAAAAATGTGGAGAATGGGCTATACCAGTATTTCCAAAAAGCATGAGTGTTCAAGGTTCAGTTCATACACCTTATATTTTTGATGATAGAATTGATTTTAGAGATGCTGCTGATGCTATTATGAAAATGTATGAGTTAGGAGATGAAGAAAGAAAACGTAGAGGAAAATTAGCTCATAACTGGGTAACATCAGATGAATCAATGATGACAGCTGAGAACATGAGTAAAAATGTTATAAAGCATGTTAACAAAGTTTTGGAAAACTGGAAACCAAAACCTAAATTTGAGTTAATTAAAACTCAACCATTAAAGAAAAAACATTTACGTCATAAATTAACATATTAATAAGTTATGAAACCACTATTAGTTATAAGTTGTCCTGTTGAGACAATGTCTGGATATGGTGCTAGAAGTAGAGATATAATTAAAGCACTTTTAAAATACGATAAGTATGAAATCAAAATTATCTCACAACGTTGGGGTAACACAGCATGGAATGCTTTAGATCCTAATAAAGATGAAGATAAGCAATTATTAGATTTAATTTGGAGAGAAAATCAATTACCTAAACAACCTGATATTTGGATTCAAATTACAGTACCAAATGAATTCCAACCAGTAGGAAAATATAATATTGGAATTACAGCTGGTATCGAAACAACAGTATGTGCTCCAGAATGGGTTGAAGGTATTAACAGAATGAATTTAACATTAGTATCATCTGAACATGCTAAAAAAGTATTTGAAAGTACTAGTTTTGAGAAAAGAAACAAGATGAATAATCAACTTGAGGGTGTTATCAAATTAGAAAAACCAATTGAAGTATTGTTTGAAGGAGCTGATTTAAACAAATATTTTCATATACCTGATTCTGAATTAGATGAAACTGAATTAGTTAGTTCATTAGATGAAATTGAAGAAGATTTTTGTTTCTTATTTGTAGGTCATTGGTTACAAGGTAATATAGGTGAGGATAGAAAGAATGTAGGTTATATGATTAAAGCATTTCTAGAAACATTTAAAAATAGAAAAATAGCTCCAGCTTTAATTTTAAAAACATCTCAAGTAAATGCTTCTATTATGGATAGAGAAGAAATACTTAAGAAAATAGATGCTATTAAAAAAACAGTTAAAGGTGATTTACCTAATGTTTATTTACTTCATGGTGATTTAGAAGATAAAGATATGAATGATCTATATAATCATAATAAAATAAAAGCAATGGTGTCATTAACTAAAGGAGAAGGTTTTGGTAGACCATTACTTGAATTTAGTTTATCTAAAAAACCTATTATAGCAAGTAATTGGAGCGGCCACTTAGATTTCTTACATTCCGATTATAATATATTAGTAGGAGGTAAATTAACTAATGTTCATGAATCAGCGGTTGCTCAAAACATGATATTAGCTGAAGCACAATGGTTTACTCCTGATGATGCTAGTGTAGGTGATGCTTTTAAAAATGTTTATAGTGATTATAAAAAATATTTTGAATTAGGTAAACGTCAAGCACATCATGCTAAAACAAATTTCTCATTTGATAAAATGGCTGAAGTGTTAGATAATATTTTAGAAACAAAAGTACCAAAACAAGTAGAATTAAAATTACCTAAACTTAAAAAACTAGAATAATGACTAGTAAAGAAT